CCTGTTTGGCAAAGTTACCTCTGCAGAAGTTGAGTATTTTTGCTGTATTTGTCATAATGACTCCTGTGGATTGATCCAGTAATGACCTCAGAATTCCATCTGGATTTGTTCAGAACGCTCGGTTGCCGCCGGGCGTTTTTTATTGGTGAGTCCATCAAGCGCATACTTAAAAGCCCTGCTAATCGGACTTATGTCTGATGCCATTCCGAAAGCACACAAGACCGAAGCAATAAATCTCCAGTCCGTTCTGCTTATCTTCGATTCATGACAGCCAATCATCTTTGCCAGACCGCGCTGGGTAATAGCTGACAGATTGATAAGTAAATCTGTTTCTGCGCGATCAACGTCACGCTGTGATAGTTTGCTGTAACTTGTTCTTTCCATTTCTTAAGATTTCCAATAGTGAATAGTTAGTTGAAAGGTATGCGTGGAAACGCATATGGCCTTAGTTGGTCAGATATCTTGGAACTCGCTTTTCAGCGACGTAGGACGAATGTCCGTTGTTACAAAGAGCGGATCCGCTTATTAAGCGGCTTTGTGTTCCGGCGGGAACACGTCATCAAGACTGACTTTTGCGCCTAACTTGTTTAGGCATGCAACAAGAGCACGGCATGTTTTAAGGTCTGGGAAGCGACGACCAGATTCCCAATGTCCGATAGCTCCCTGTGTGCATCCAACTGCCTTAGCAAGTGTTGTTTGAGAGATATTCAGTGACTCTCGATATTTTCGTAGGTTGCTCATATGCCCTCCATAGTAAACACGAATAAAAATACAATATGTACTTTACGAATACAAGTAAAAATACACATTGTGCATGGATGATTCCAGTACAAAGCGTAATAATAAGGACATGAAAATGAAATGGTATGAACTGGCTAGATCCAGAATGAAAGAGCTCGGCATAACTCAAGAGAAGTTAGCCGAAGAGCTAGGTATGACGCAGGGTGGGATTGGACACTGGTTGCGCGGATCTCGTCATCCATCTCTTAGTGATATTGGTGTGGTGTTTAAATACCTTGGTATTGATAACATATCATTCAACCACGACGGGACATTTTCACCTGTTGGCGAATACTCATCGGCCCCAGTTAAAAAACAATATGAGTACCCTGTTTTTTCTCATGTTCAGGCTGGGATGTTCTCTCCAGAACTCAGAACCTTTACCAAAGGCGATGCGGAGAGATTGGTAAGCACAACCAAAAAAGCCAGTGACTCTGCATTCTGGCTTGAGGTTGAAGGTAACTCAATGACCGCACCAACAGGTTCCAAACCCAGCTTTCCTGACGGGATGTTAATTCTGGTTGACCCTGAGCAAGCTGTTGAGCCCGGCGATTTCTGCATAGCCAGACTTGGTGGTGATGAATTTACCTTCAAGAAACTGATCAGGGATAGCGGTCAGGTGTTTCTACAGCCACTAAACCCACAATACCCAATGATCCCATGCAATGAGAGTTGTTCCGTTGTGGGGAAAGTTATCGCCAGCCAATGGCCTGAAGAGACGTTTGGGTGATGAAACCACTTTTATCTACAATTTACAGGGCGGTAAACATTGGCAAAAATAGATGATTATCAGCCAAGCCAAGTAGAAGTTGATAAAGTACTTTATTGTAAAAAAATAGTTAACTTTTCTGGCGTTAAATGGAAACAGAAACCAAGTCGCTCTGATATGTGGCTACAAGCTCATATCATCCCCTTGGATGAGGATTGTATACCTATACAAGGGCTAAAGTTTGAACTGAAATGGAAACCAGATCAGGATTCAGAACCTGATGACCCGATTTCTTACCCTAAAATAAATATTATTGCTTTCTATCATAACAAGAGGGTTTTCGCGGTAGATACCTATCACTTTGACAAACACACGAATAGTTACAAGGTCGATCATCCGAAGTACCAAGATATCATTTACGGTGCTCACTACCATGTATACTATGAAGAAGCTGGATACTATAGTGATAGAATAGCGTTTCCAATCGAAGATGACATAAACCCAGATGACCTGGTAGGGTATTGGAATTACTTCTGTAAACATCTGAACATAACTTACTCTGGGAGAATACCTTTACCGCTTGAAGATGAGTCGGGGCAAATGGGGTTTGGAATATGATGTGCTCAACAGTGATCTCACAACTAGGTTTCGAATGCCATCCAATAGGCAAGACCTTGAGAATTATCAGTCCATTCACTTACTGTGATGATGGAGAGCATGTCGGTGCCTTTATCCGTGAAGTCAATGGTAGGTATTTAGTTAGTGACAGATGCGATGCCTTAATGAATATGGAGGCAAGAGGGATCTCGCTTACCAAAAAACGACTTGATGAGATACGACAATTACTGCTTAAAGAAGGCGCAGAACTCAATGCTCGAGGAGAAATCATTGCTTGGGCAACAGAAAAGGATGTCGGTGCGATTACATCGAACATAATTAGAGCTGGTATACTCGCATCAACTTTGTCGTTAGACTGGTATCAGCCAGTTCAAGCTGAAAAGTTTGAAAGTATGGTTATTGATTATCTATATCACACAGAGCTTAGAGACGCACTTTCTCTTCGTGAAAACGTATATGGCTTGAGTGGACATCAAATTACCGTCCCTGTAACAATAAAAACCGACATACCTAAATACGTTTTTACATCAAGCGTGAAACACGGAGGAAGCTGGAATAGTGCTTACTCATTGCTTGGGAAACTAATTGATCTTAAAGCTTCAAGTGAGGAGTATAACAACAGATTTGTTGTTATAGACAGCGAAGCAATTGGTGATCAAATGCAACAACTCTCCTTACTCTTCCATGAATCAAGCCAAGTTCTACCATTCTCCAAAAGAGAGACTTGGATTAAGAGACTTGCAGCATAATACAACCCGGCCTCAGCGCCGGGTTTTCTTTGCCTCACGTTCGCCCACCTAAAAACACATAACCAATTATATTTATTGAAAAATAAATAGATGCAACCCACTAAACCACGCAATTCTGATCTCTCCTTACATCGCCGAGACAATACATCCACGCTAAAAAACAACACTATTAAATACAAAGCGTTATAAAAAACCACGCCAACTTACAACAAATTGTATTGATCTTGTAAAGCACATATCGTACTATTTAACCGTCAGCAGGACGCTGGAAGCCAAATGGAACAGACTGGCAGGCTCTTTAAACAACGTCGACTCTCGACTACGTGGCTGAAAAGCCAGATCACCCAACCACATAAGCTGTGGGATGCAATGCCGAAGCAACCGTCTCAGGAGGAGCTTCGAGATTGCATCGCCAAAGTTTATTCGGGAGGAATCCATGTCCAGAAAAACAGAATTTAAAGGCACCGCAGCTTCTCGCCGTAGAGCTCGTCGCGCAAATCTGCAAAGTCAGGAGGCGATCAGCTCCGACAAGCTACACAGGCCAACCCCTTCACGAGTGGTCTTGCAATGCAAGCGCAAACCAGCAATGAGAGCAGAAGTTATAACTCTGACAACGTTGACCAGAAAATATGAAGGTTCAACTTGTCTTCCGAACGTAGCTCTTTACGCGGCAGGCTACCGGAAATCAAAACAACTGACGGCGAGGTGACTTGTGTTGGTCGCCAGAAAATGAAATTAGGCAGCAAACCACTTATTTGAGGTGAGATATGACAAAATCATGGAGCGTACCTTTTCCTGAATCAGAAACTGAACATGATGGAATGCCTGTTTTCTGGAGATTCCAGGCGACAGTTGAAGAAGATGGGATAAAAATATTCGCACTTCAATATATAGCTTTTCATCAGACAGAGCATTATGCATGGTTGGTTCCTGCGCATTGGATTGTTAATTTTAAACCAGCACCAAATCAGTGGTTACAGGAATGGAAACAAAGGAGAAATAGATATGCAATTAAGAAAGTAGCAAAAAATGCAGAAAGATCTTTTGCATTCCCAACGAAGAAACTTGCCATTGAGAGTTTATTGCACCGGAAGAAATACCATTTAATGAGAATCAAACAAGATTTGGCTGTTGTATCAACTCTTGTTGATGGGATGAAGAATATTGATACATCAATACCAGATATTGAATATAACTTTGGACACAACCAAGAAACAGAAAACTGGGTGTTTTATTAGTACGAATAAGCACTGTGTATTCATTCCAACGAGTGAATACACGGAGCAATGTCGCTCGTAACCAAACAGGAGCCGACTTGTTCTGATTATTGGAAATCTTCTTTGCCCTCCAATGTGAGGGCTTTTTTATATGCATACCAATAACGCTTCACTAGAGGCGTTTTCGTTATGTGTAAATAAATAAGGAGCACACCATGCAATATGCCATTGCAGGGTGGCCTGTTGCTGGCTGCCCTTCCGAATCTTTACTTGAACGAATTACCCGTAAATTACGTGACGGATGGAAACGCCTTATCGACATACTTAATCAGCCAGGAGTCCCGAAAAATGGATCAAACAATTATGGCTATCCAGACTAAATTCACTATCGCCACTTTTATTGGCGATGAAAAGATGTTTCGTGAGGCCGTCGACGCTTATAAAAAATGGATATTAATACAGAAACTGAGATCAAGCAAAAGCATTCACTACCCCCCTTTCCTGTTTTCCTAATCAGCCTGGCATTTCGCGGGCGATATTTTCACAGCCATTTTCAGGAGTTCAGCCATGAACGCTTATTACATTCAGGATCGTCTTGAGGCTCAGAGCTGGGCGCGTCACTACCAGCAGATCGCCCGTGAAGAGAAAGAGGCAGAACTGGCAGACGACATGGAAAAAGGCCTGCCCCAGCACCTGTTTGAATCGCTATGCATCGATCATTTGCAACGCCACGGGGCCAGCAAAAAAGCCATTACCCGTGCGTTTGATGACGATGTTGAGTTTCAGGAACGCATGGCAGAACACATCCGGTACATGGTTGAAACCATTGCTCACCACCAGGTTGATATTGATTCAGAGGTATAAAACGGATGAGTACAGCACTCGCAACGCTGGCTGGGAAGCTGGCTGAACGTGTCGGCATGGATTCTGTCGACCCACAGGAACTGATCACCACTCTTCGCCAGACGGCATTTAAAGGTGATGCCAGCGATGCGCAGTTCATCGCATTACTGATCGTCGCCAACCAGTACGGCCTTAATCCGTGGACGAAAGAAATTTACGCCTTCCCTGACAAGCAGAACGGCATCGTTCCGGTGGTGGGCGTTGATGGCTGGTCCCGTATCATCAATGAAAACCAGCAGTTTGATGGCATGGACTTTGAGCAGGACAATGAATCATGTACATGCCGGATTTACCGCAAGGACCGTAATCATCCGATCTGCGTTACCGAGTGGATGGATGAATGCCGCCGCGAACCATTCAAAACCCGCGAAGGCAGAGAAATCACGGGGCCGTGGCAGTCGCATCCCAAACGGATGTTACGGCATAAAGCCATGATTCAGTGTGCCCGTCTCGCCTTCGGATTTGCTGGTATCTATGACAAGGATGAAGCCGAGCGCATTGTCGAAAATACCGCATACACTGCAGAACGTCAGCCGGAACGCGACATCACTCCGGTTAACGATGAAACCATGCAGGAGATTAACACTCTGCTGATCGCCCTGGATAAAACATGGGATGACGACTTATTGCCGCTCTGTTCCCAGATATTTCGCCGCGACATTCGCGCATCGTCAGAACTGACACAGGCCGAAGCAGTGAAAGCTCTTGGATTCCTGAAACAGAAAGCCTCTGAGCAGAAGGTGGCTGCATGACACCGGACATTATCCTGCAGCGTACCGGAATCGACGTGAGAGCTGTCGAACAGGGGGATGATGCGTGGCACAAATTACGGCTCGGCGTCATCACCGCTTCAGAAGTTCACAATGTGATAGCAAAACCCCGCTCCGGAAAAAAGTGGCCTGACATGAAAATGTCCTACTTCCACACCCTGCTGGCTGAGGTTTGCACCGGTGTGGCTCCGGAAGTTAATGCTAAGGCGCTGGCATGGGGAAAACAGTACGAGAACGACGCCAGAACTCTGTTTGAATTCACTTCCGGCGTGAATGTTACTGAATCCCCGATCATCTATCGCGACGAAAGTATGCGCACCGCCTGCTCTCCCGATGGTTTATGCAGTGACGGCAATGGCCTTGAGCTGAAATGCCCGTTTACCTCCCGGGATTTCATGAAGTTCCGGCTCGGTGGTTTCGAGGCCATAAAGTCGGTTTACATGGCCCAGGTGCAGTACAGCATGTGGGTGACGCGAAAAGATGCCTGGTACTTTGCCAACTATGACCCGCGCATGAAGCGTGAAGGCCTGCATTATGTCGTGGTTGAGCGGGATGAAAAGTACATGGCGAATTTTGACGAGATGGTGCCGGAGTTCATCGAAAAAATGGACGAGGCACTGGCTGAAATTGGTTTTGTATTTGGGGAGCAATGGCGATGAAGCATCCTCGCGATAATATCCGGGTAGGCGCGATCACTTTCATCTACTCCGTTACAAAGCGAGGCTGGGTATTTCCCGGCCTTTCTGTTATCCGAAATCCCCTGAAAGCACAGCGGCTGGCTGAGGAGATAAATAATAAACGGGGGGGGCTGTATGCACAAAGCATCTCCCGTTGAGTTAAGAACGAGTATCGAGATGGCACATAGCCTCGCTCAAATTGGAGTCAGGTTTGTGCCAATACCAGTAGAAACAGACGAAGAATTTCATACGTTAGCCGCATCCCTTTCACAAAAGCTGGAAATGATGGTGGCGAAAGCAGAAGCAGATGAGAGAGACCAGGTATGACAACCACTGAATGCATTTTCCTGGCAGCGGGCTTCATATTCTGTGTGCTTATGCTTGCCGACATGGGGCTTGTTCAGTGACACCTCAGCAAGAAAACGCCCTTCGCAGCATTGCCCGTCAGGCTAATTCTGAAATCAAAAAAGCCAGACAGCAGTTTCCGGATAAAAACGTCGATGACATTTGCCGTAGCGTACTGAAGAAGCACCGCGAAACGGTAACGCTGATGGGATTCACACCGACTCATTTAAGCCTGGCGATCGGCATGTTAAACGGCGTCTTTAAGGAACGGTGAGCATGAAAAACAAAATCATCATGGAGCTACAGGCTCCTTTTTTATTATTCGCATTCACCCTCAAGCGTATTAACCAACAATTCAGGGATTAATGAAAGATGGCAGACATCATTGATTCAGCATCAGAAATTGAAGAATTACAGCGCAACACAGCAATAAAAATGCGCCGCCTGAACCACCAGGCTATATCTGCCACTCATTGTTGTGAGTGTGGCGATCCGATAGATGAACGAAGACGCCTGGCCGTTCAGGGTTGTCGGACTTGTGCAAGTTGCCAGGAGGATCTGGAACTTATCAGTAAACAGAGAGGTTCGAAGTGAGCGAAATTAACTCTCAGGCACTGCGTGAAGCGGCAGAGAAAGCCGGTGAAGATAAGTGGCAGGCTAAAAAAATAAATGGTGATTTTTTCGTTATTCGTCACGGTAGTTATACAAGACAGCATGGCTACACATCGTATCAACCCATTGCGGAGATTGATTGTAAGCCAGTCCGGGATTTTGTTGCCAAGGCTAATCCGGCTACCGTGCTGGAATTACTGGATGAACTGGAAGCAGCAAAAAAGCGCATTGCAGAACTGGAAGCGCGGGAAATACTGCTCCCGGAACGTAGCAGCATGCTTCATCGAACAGATTTTCACGATGATTACCAAACGGTAATGGCATACAAAGTTTCTGAAGTCATCGATGCAATCCGCGCTACTGGCATTCGCATCAAAGGAGAGTGAGATGATTCACTACCACGGTGGGCCTATTACTCCTGATACGTGCGCAATGAGAGCATGGAAAGGGCGACATGCGTTTATCAGTTTTGCGCATTCAGGCCAGATCAATCTCGCGGCTGAATACTGTCAGTCGTTCGCGCTGGACAACGGTGCATTCACCGCCTGGAAAGCAGCTGGCAAAAACAAAATCGACTGGAGCGATTACTACGAGTTTGTTGCTCGCTGGAAGAATCACCCAGGATTCGATTTTGCCATTATCCCCGATGTTATTGATGGCGGAGAGGAGGAAAATGATGCGCTTCTGAATGAGTGGCCTCACGGAAAACTAGCTGGCGTTCCAGTGTGGCACATGAATGAAAGTGACGAGCGATTTATTCATTTGTGCAATGAGTTTCCGCGAGTGGCTATCGGTAGTTGTGGCGACTATGACGTAAAGCGCCCAACTCTTGCGGTAGCCAGAATGAAAGACCTGATTCGTCACATTGTTGATGGGCATGGTCAGCCGGTTACGAAACTACATGGATTGCGCATGTTAAATCCGCAGATATTCACAAAATTACCCTTAGCCAGCGCAGATAGTACGAACGTCGCTCGAAACATCGGTATTGATAAAGCCTGGTCTGGGGCTTATGCACCTGCTGTCACGAACGGTGCAATAGTGATCCACACCCAACGCCTGAAATCAGATCCAGGGGGTAATCTGCTCTCCTGATTCAGGAGAGCTTATGGTC